ACATGACCCTCTGCCTCATCTCCGCCGCCGTCATCGTTGCTGCCTGCTACGGCCTGTATCGGGCGCTGCGGGAGTCGGATGCCGAACGTGCGTTGACGTTTCCGCTCGGGAGTTACGAGCGGCAGATTCTGGAAGGAGGGCGACCACCGAATGCGCATCCGATCTATCAAGCCTGAATTCTGGCGCTCGCCAGACATTTCGAGCATCGAAGACTGGGGCACTCGACTTCTGTTCGTCGGCCTCTGGAGCTACGTCGACGATAACGGTGTCGGCGTCGATCGCCTCTCGCTCATCACCACAGATCTGTTCGCGGACGATGTGGAGCGAGACCCTCGCGAGACATTCGCGAGGGTCTCGCGAGGGTTACAGACCCTTTCCGAAGGCGGCCGAATCACTCGCTACACAGTCTCGAATCGCGATTTTCTCCACGTGACCAACTGGGACCTCCATCAGCGCATCGACAAGCCCAACAAGGCGCGTTTCCCACTCCCCACCAGCGAGAACGTTGAAATTCGCGAGAGTGTCGCGACATCCTCGCGAGACCCTCGCGAGATCCCCGCGCCTGGAGCAGTGGAACAGAGGAACAGGGGAACAGAGGATAAAAGATCTTCGTCGGCAAAGCCGCCGAGGAAGGATGTCGAATCCCTGTGCACCCATCTCCTCGAACGGATCATCGCCAACGGGGGACGCGCAACCATCTCCGAGAAGTGGCGAACCGAAGCGAGATTGCTCATCGACAACGACAACGTCGAACTCGAGCAAGCGCATCGGCTCATCGATTGGTGTCAGGCCGACAGCTTCTGGCACACGAACATCCTGTCGATGCCGAAGTTCCGACAGCAGTACGCGCAGTTGCTGATGAAAGCCCGCGCATCGGAACGGCCAGCCGGACGCACACCGAGTGGGCTCACCAACAAGGAACGCGAAATCGCTGAAGCAGAACTGCTCAAAGAGCACCCGGACGAGGAGTTGCTACGCCGTGCAGGACTCATGCCGACCACCCACCTACGAGCCATCAATGGAGGCCACTGATGACCCACGACGAGATCGTGCACATGCTCCAGATCATGTCCGCCTACGACTCCCGCAAGATCGATGGCCCGTCAGTCGCTGCATGGAAGGAAGCTGCGGCACGTGCCCGCTGGGATTCCCGAGATGCTTTGGAGTCGATTCACGAGCACTACTCGAAGTCGACGGCCTGGATCATGCCCGGCCACGTGACGGAGCTGATCCGCGCATCGAAGCGACATCCGGCACCGGTGGGCGAAGTGCTGAGCTTGCCGACCGCACCGCCGGCGTCACCCGAGAACCGGGCGCGACTGATGGCCGAGATTCGAGCGCTCGCCGACTCGAAGCGAGTCGACCAGTGAGCGAGCCAACCCGATTCCGCGTCGAAGGAATCCCAGCACCCCAAGGCTCGAAGCGCCACGTCGGTAACGGGGTGCTCATCGAATCTTCGAAAGCGCTCAAGCCATGGCGCGAACGAGTCGCATGGACCGCTCGCGAGCATCACGTGCCACTGCGAACCGGTGCCGTGATCGTCCATCTCGCGTTCGTGATGCCACGGCCCGTGTCGACTCCCAAGCGCAAAACGCCGCCAGCATTGCGGAAACCGGACCTCGACAAACTCGTGCGTGGTGTTTTCGACGCCCTGAGTGGCCTGTGCTTCGAAGATGACGCCCGGGTCGTGGATCTGCGCGCCACGAAGCGTCTCGCGGCCTTAGGGGAGAAACCAGGGCTTGAAGTTGTAATCACCGATCTGCCCGAGGAGTTGACCGCATGAGCGCAGGAACCGTCACCTACATGCAATCCGACGGCGGGCGAGTCCTCTTTCGCATCACCGACCGCGGATCCCACTCGGCCGCATTCGGTGCCGTCGTCGAAGAGGCTGCCGGGTGGCTCGACGATGGAACGATCGAATACGAGCCCTACCTCACATGCACCATCAAGTGGGATTCCTGCTCGCACATCTACTTCGACGGCGATCCGGAAGAACGCGGCTACTTCCACATGTGCGGCGTGCGTGACCTCAAGCAGCACGTCGAGCTAATGAAGTTCCTGTACGAGACCGCATTCAAGGCAATGGGCCGAGAGCCAATGTCGGGCGAGGAGTGGGCATGAGCGCAGTCGATCACCTGTTCATTCCGCGTCACGAGCTCGACGCCTTGAGTGCGCTGCTCCGTGAGATTCCCGGGCTCATGGCCGATCTGAGCGTCTCTGTGCGTCGTCAGGATCGCATCGGCCTACGCGGGGAAGCGAAGAAGCCCAAACGTCCGTCAGAACAACCGCTGCCGTACCGCGTCGATGCTGTCGATGCCGGCGACGAACTGCACAACGAACTCGGCACGTGGGTCAGGATCGTGTGCGAATACCGCGGCATCGAACAGCGACCACGCGACACAACGGCCGCACTCGCACGCTGGCTGGATAAGAACCTGATCGCACTGGGCATGACTGAGGGCACGGAGAATGCGCTCGAGGCAGTCGGCAAGGCAGTGGATCGTGTGCAGTGGATCGTGTGCCCACCCGAGCCGGTGCGTCACATCGACCAGCAGCGGCTCGAATCAGCCCGCAAGCTCAGGCTCAATGCTCGCGGGATCGCAACGCTCGCATCGGAACTGGGCGACGAGTATCGGCACCTGAGTAAGCGGCGAGTTCTCTACCTCAAGGAGCGGGAGTGGATCAAGCAAGTGCCCGGCCCGTGGCGCAAGGACTGGGTTCTCTTCCTCGTGGGCGACGTGATGGATGCACACCTCGCACATCCGATTCGAGACGAACGCGCAGTAAGTGCCTGACCAGCGTCGGACACTTTCCGTGTTACGCTGCGCTCAGGTAATTCGTGTGAAGGTTCCCACGTAGCCACAATCCCCTCGACGCAGCACCGCGCACACTCACCACACCCCCTCGCTTCGTGAGCTGATGCCGTGCTGCGTCGAGGCACCATCTTGGCCCCGACTTCCCCAGCGCAACCGTGCCTCCTGCTAGTAGGCACGGCGGTGTCAGTGCCATCACTGAGCGGGGCCAACCTACTTCGGAGGCTCACATGCTGAACCTGCTGCACGACGCACTCGCCGTTGTCCTGCGCAAGGTTGCATTGTGGGCACTGCGTCATGGCTGACGTCAAGCCGTCCGATCTAGCGCTGGCGCAACGAATCATGAACGCATACAACCTGATGCTCAGTGCCAGACTCAACGGTGAGAAGAGCGCTGAGGAAACGTACACACGTCGGGTGGACAACCTGCTCGAGCAAGTACCGAGGCCGGCGAGGTTCTGATGAGCGACACGACACCAGGCGATGGACGAGCACGAAAACTCAAGCGCTACTGGACCAAGGGTGCCGGCGCTGCCAAGATCCAATGGGGCACACCAGGTGACTTCGATCGGTGCGTGAAGCAGCTCGGCAAGTACGTCCGAGATCCCGAGGGTTTGTGCAACACCTACCATCAGGCCGCAGTCGGAGCGCCTCCCGGCAAAGGGAACTGATGGCCAACCGCTACGGCAACCGGTCGCGCACACGCACGAGCAGCCCCGAGCATCGAGCCAGTCGACTGCGAGTACTCGAACGTGATGGCTACCAATGCCAGATCCGAGGACCGCACTGCATCGGCACAGCCACCGTCAAGGACCACATCATCGGAGTGGCTGACGGTGGAGACGAGAGCGACAACAACGGCCAAGCAGCCTGTGCGCCATGCAATCAGTGGAAGGCGCAAGAGGAAGCAGCTCGCGGGCTGGAACGCAAGCGAGCACGGCTGAGATTGCCATCCGCCGGCCATCCGAGCGGGCTGTGAGACGCGCTAGGGTGGGGGTGCACCCCGGGCTGATGCCAACCCCCAGCCGGAGCACATTGCTGCTCACCGGCTGTACGGGATACGAAGTAGGCACTGGGGTCTCGACTGCCCAGCCTGAACCTCACGCTCGCGAGGAAATGGCCATGAATCGACCCTGAACTACCTCCGAATCGCCTGGTGATCGGTTGCAATAGCGCCGAAATCCTCTGCACGTCAGAGCTATCGACTCGTAACGCGAGACGGTAGACTGGCAGCATGACGAAACCCTGTGAGCAGTGCGGCAATTCGGTCGACCTGCTCAAGCCCGGTCGGGTGCCGCGGTTCTGCTCGACTCGTTGCCGGGTCGCTGCGAATCGGCCGGCCATCCCGGTCGAACTCCGCAGCCTCGATCGCTGGGTTCGTTGGTCGCCGACGAAAGTGCCGCTGCGGCTCGACGGTTCAGCAGCCTCGTCGACCGACCCGGCGTCATGGTCATCGTTCGCTCAGGTTCGCGCGCATCGACGCAAGGGCTTCGTGCTCGGCGAGGGTATCGGCTGCTTCGATCTCGACCACTGCCTGACCGGCTCGACACTGTCGCGGCCGGCGCAAGCGTTCCTGGACAACACCCCAGCGACATACGTGGAGGTCTCACCATCCGGTACCGGCCTGCACGACTGGGTCCTACTGCCGGAAGGCCCAGGAACTCGCCGCAAGGTCGGCTCGCTCGCGATCGAGCGGTACAGCCGATCCCGCTACATCACCGTCACCGGCCGTCGTTGGCCCGGTTCGGTATCTCGACTCGCTGACCTGTCCGAGGTCACGCTGTAAGGGCAACCCTGGAGGTGGCCCTCGACCCAGGAGGTCACCATGCCCGGTCCAGTTCCCAAACGCGAGGGTCAACGTCGTCGTCGCAACAAGCCCGAGTCTCAGAAGTACGGCCTCGATACGCCGCAGGGTGCATCGACCGCGCCAGAGGCGTTGGGATTCGACGCTCATACCCTGGTCGAATCGCTGTGGACCGAGCTCAGGACGTCGGTCGAAGGGAATTACTACTCGCCGGCCGACTGGCAGCGTGTCCGTCTCGAGCTGTTCTACATCAACTCAACACTGATGTCCGACAAGATCGGTGCTCAGGCGTGGACGGCGATTCAGTCCGGCATGAACGACATGCTCGTTTCGCCGGCCGAGAAGCGCCGTGTAGGTATCGAGCTACAGGGCGTGAAGATCGACGTCGACGAGGACGCTGCAGTCGCTCAGATGGACGACTACCGTGCACGTCTCGGCGGCTGATCGACTCGTCACCCTGCCTGATGGCGTCCCGAAGCTCACCCTCGGCTGGGAGGCGATGAAGTGGGCCGGCAAGTACCTGCGTCAGCCGAACGGGCCGCGTGCCGGTGAGCGGTTCACCTTCACTGATACTCAGGCCCGGTTCCTACTCTGGTGGTACGCACTAGATGAGGATGGCCAGTGGTTCTACTACCACGCTGTCCGTCGACTGGCGAAGGGCTCGGGCAAGTCGCCGTTCGCCGGCGTCCTGGCGCTCATCGAGTTCTGTGCGCCGGTGCGACTGAAGGATTTCGACCCGAAAGCGCCTGGTGGCGTCGTCGGTCGCAGGGTGTCGATGCCGTTGGTGCAGATCGCGGCCACGGCAGAGTCGCAGACGGCGAACACGATGCGCATGGTGCGCGCGTTCGCCCCCAAGGATTCGCGTGTCTGTCTCGATCACAACCTCGAGTACGGGCGGACGCGGTACAACATGCTCCCCGAGGGTGCGCTCGAGGTCATTACGTCCTCGTCGGGCGCGGCCGAGGGTGCAGAGGCGTCGTTCATCGTCGCCGACGAGACCGAGCATTGGACGCCGAGTAACGGTGGCCCGGAGCTCGCCTCGACCTTGACGGACAACCTGACCAAGTCGGGCTCTCGAATGCTCGAGACGTGCAATGCGTGGAAGCCGGGCATCGGTTCGGTGTCCGAGGATTCGTACACGGCATGGCTCAAGCAGGAAGACGCCCGCGCTCGCAACGATCCGCGCGCGAGTAATCAAGGTCGGATCCTGTACGACGCCCGAATCGCCCCTCCGGATACGGATATGGCGAACGAGGAGTCGCTACGGGAAGCACTCGAGCATGTCTACGACGACTGCTGGTGGGCCGACATCCGGCCGATCATGGTCCGCATCTGGGATCCGAAGTCCCGGCCGGACGACTCGAAGCGCAAGTACCTGAATTGGCCCACCGCGCCGGAAGATGCGTGGGCCGATCCGCAACACTGGCAAGCAATGGCCGATCCCACCCGGATCGTCGAGGCCGGCGAGGAAGTCGTCTTATTCTTCGACGGCTCGAAATCGAACGATGCGACGGCACTCGTCGGGTGCTGCATGTCGGACGGCCATGTCTTCACTGTGGGCGTCTGGGAGCCGGATCCTGCCGACGACGAGTCAGTGGTTCCGGTGGCCGAGGTCGACAACACGGTCGACCTGGCCATGAACACGTACTCCGTGCAGGCATTCTTCGCCGACGTTCGCGAGTGGGAGCAGTTCTCGAAGCTGACCTGGCCGGAACGGTATCGAGACCAACTCAAGCTGTGGGCGGTTCCAGGCGGCAAGGCTCCTGAGCCGATCGCATGGGACATGCGCTCACACTCATGGGATTTCGAGATGGGTTCCGAGCTCGTCGAGGCAGAGATTCGCGAGAGCGGGTTCACGCACGACGGACACCCGATCACCTCGCAGCATGTGCGCAACGCACGCCGCTACCAAGGCCGCTACGGAATCACCGTCCGCAAGGAGTCGAAGAACTCCTCGGCCAAGATCGACGCCGCCGTGTGTGTCATCGGCGCACGTATCGCGTGGCGGCTGGTGCGCGCTGCACCGAAGAAAGACCAGATGACCGGGGAAGCATTCTTCCTGTAAACGATCGAGAGCGGAGGGCACGTGCATGAAGCCTGACGCCGTGATCAGCACTGTTCGCAACATTCTGATGAATGCGCGGGTGTACGAGGCGGAGCGGCTGGATAGAATCCACGCAGCAACCCTGCCGTGGACGAAGTCGAACGCGCTCTCACATCTCGAAGTGAAGGGCGTGACGCCATCGAACCTCGAGGGTCCGATGTCGGCGATCCTCGGCTTGGCACAGAAGTCGCAGACCAACTTCATTCCCTTGATCCTGCAGCAGTACTCGCAGGGCCTGAAGGTGGACAACTACCTCGCCGGCGGCGAGATGGACCCCCTGACGAAGAAGCGAGTCCGGGAGCAGGCGCGCCCCTGGCAGTGGTGGCAGCGGAACAAGTTCGACGCCCGTCAGACCGGTATCCATTACGGCGCACTGAAGTATGGCGTGTCGTATGTGACCGTTCTGCCGTCGATGACTCCCGGTGTCGAGCCTGCCTTGCGCACCCCGGCCGCATATCTGCGTGGTGTCTCTCCTCGTCAGATGACCGCGGTCTACGGCGAGCGGATGGAATGGGATCCGCGCGTGGGCGGTTCGGTCGACGACGACTGGCCGCTGTATGCGATGGAGATGAACGAGTTCGGCGCGGTCCGGTTCTACGACGAGGAGAAGGTTCACTTCCGTGGCGTGAAGAACGTGCCCGAATCGGCGCTGGGCTGGAAAGACCCGGCATACAGCGGAGTCGCCAACTTCGAGTACATCGAGGGTCGGTCGCACGGTGTCGGCGTTTGCCCGATCGTGCGCTACCAGGACCGTATTCAGCTCGACGGCGAGGAGCAGTACGGCATCATCGAGCCGTTGCTCGCGATCCAGTCACGGATCGACGAGACGACGTTCGAGATGATGGTCTCGCAGTACTACACGGCCTTCAAGCAGCGATACGTCATGGGTTGGATGCCGAAGGATCAGTCCGAAGCGCTTCGTCAGTCAGCCTCGGACACTTGGTTCTTCAAGGATCCGCAGGTCAAGGTCGGGCAGTTCGACGCCGCAGACAACAAGGGCTACCTCGAGTCGAAAGCTTCGGCCGTCCGCGATCTTGCCGCGATTGGCCAGATCCCGGCGCAGAACCTCGGTATCGACGGCATCTCGAACATCTCGGAGGCGACCCTCGCCGGCCTCGAAGCGGGCAAGGATCGCAACACCGCGGAGATCGCGACGTCGCTGGGGGAGTCGCACGAGCAGATGCTGCGCACGTGCGCGCACATCACCGGTGACACCGAGTCGGCGCAGGACTACGCATCCGAGACCAAGTGGCGCGAGCAGACGGCGCGTTCGTTCGCCCAGACCGTTGACGGCCTCGTGAAGCTCGGTGCCGGCCTCGGTATCCCGGAGGAAATTCTCTGGGAGGACATTCCCGGCTGGACTCGCGAGAAGGTGCAGCGAGCGCGGCGACTGAAGGAAGATCCCGAGTTCGACATGGAACCGACCGACGGAGCGTAAGTGGATCCTCGTGAGTTCGCGGCGGCGCAGAACCGCGAAGCTCGACGAGTCACCGTGCGGGTTCGTCAGGTCGTCGCCCGCGACGGCGCACCGGTGACCCCGGCTCAGCGTGAGGCAATGGCGTCGGCACTGCTCCCGGTCGTGAAGCGATCACGTGTGCGCGTCCGTGATCTCGGTGTGGAGTTCATGCAGGCCCAGGCCGAGAACGTCGGCGAGAGTCTGGACCCGCAGCCGATCCGCGACTACGAGTCGCAGGCGCTCGTGAAAGTGCTCGAGCGGGTGACCGGCGTACCGGATGACGGTACGACCGAGCGCCGCCGGGTGTCGGTCACGATGGCCGATCCGAAGACTCGCGGTGACGTTCGCAAGCGCGTCACCGTGACAGAAGAGAACTGCAACGATGCGGTCGTCAAGAAGGTCGTCGGTGATCGCGCGGCGGCTACCGTCGAGCGTCACGTCCGCAACGCTGCGCGCGAGGCGATCAGCGATGCGGCCGAGATGGCTGGCTCCGACGTCGGTTGGGCGCGCGTGCTGTCCGGCGCTGAGTCCTGCACGTTCTGCGCCATGCTCGCCAGTCGCGGCCCGGCGTACAACTCGGCCGAGGCAGCCGGGTTCGTCACGCAACGTTCGGGTCGCTACGACTCCCGCGAGGCTAAGGCGTACCACGACCACTGTGACTGCATCGTCGTCCCGGTCTTCGATGGTGAGCCCTGGTACGGCCAGGAGCACTACGAGCTCCTCGAGGATCTGTGGATCGAATCGACCCGCGGACTCTCGGCACCGGACTCGACCAGGGCGTTCACTGCGGCGTTGAAGAAGACGAATCTGACGAAGCTGCCGGATGCCGAGAACGACAATGCAGCTGCTGTCGATGCCGTTTCGCAGCAGCGTGTGGGCGAACCCAAGGCCGACGAACGCC